GCAATACATTGGCTAGTAAAGGACTTTGTTGATGCAACCGCGACTTCTCGTCCAGCATTTAAATATAGTCCACAGTCTGTTTCACGAGCAATCATCGAGTCTACTACGTTCACAATGCCAATAGTTAGCAAATCAAGTTGTTTTGCAATTTGTATGCATTGATGTAGATCAGCGGTTTCACCCGACTGACTTAACATAATAACACTGGTTTTGCCATTTCTAGGAACATCGTTTGCACTGAACTCTGCTCCGTCATAACAGGCAATCGTGTCGAAACAATGTAGATGTTTAAACATATCTGCCGCCCATATTCCAGCATTCAATGACGTTCCGCAACCGAGTATTAATAAATGTGTGGTTTCCAATAGACGATTTTTACATGAATCTAAACCGCCCAATTTAACAGTAGAGTCCGTATCTATTCTGCCGCCGTTATTTAATACTCGTATGGATGATTGAGGCTGTTCCATAATTTCTTTTAACATCCAATGTGAATAGCCTACTGGAGATAATTCAACGTTTGTGTGTTTCTTCTCATTTACAACATAATGCTGTATGTTTTGACCGTAGGTTATGTTCTTACCATTATGGGTGATCTCAATTAAATCGTGATTGTCTAATACAATATACCGTTTAATGTAGTTGTTAAATGCGATTTGTTCGCTCGCGACCATAACATATTGATCGTCGATACCAAGTAATAAGGGAGAACCGTTTCGAGTGATCCAGAGCTTATTGGGATAGTCTTTGTGCATAATAACCAATGCCCATGTGCCAACTAACCGTCCAATCGTGTTCTTTATGGCCGTGTTTATATCATCTCCCGTGTCTAAATAGGAGCCAATTAACATGGATATCACTTCCGAATCAGTTTGCGATCTAAAACTGTATCCATTTGATAGTAATTCGTTCTTTAATTCAAGGTAGTTCTCAATAATCCCATTGTGAACGATTGCAACCCGGTTCGCATGGTCAGTATGTGGATGGGCATTTATCGTGGTTTTGCTTCCATGTGTCGCCCATCGTGTGTGTCCGATACCAATGTTGCTAAATAATGTAGACGCGCTTACCTCTTTTTCGAGAAATAATAGTGCATCATAGGTCTGCGTTGACGCGGATTTTATGATATTTAATGAATTTTCTATGATGGAACATATACCAACCGAATCATAACCACGGTTCTGTAATAGTTTGAGTCCGTTGATAATGAAGTCATTATATGCTTCGATCCCTAAATAACCAACAATTCCACACATGATTATGAAAATAACGTATATATTTCATAAACATGTTAAATTAGCTAACATAACGCTAATACAATTCGATGGTGATAAACACGTCGCTGATATTGGATATGTCATAAATATTATTCGTATTGATTTTGGAAATGCCTCGTTTTGCAAAAACTATCGTTTGCGTTTTTGTTATTTTCAATGTATTTGTCGATATAGGTAAAACATGTTGATTGCATACCACATGTATAGTTTCTTGTTGCAAACATTCTTGGATAGATTGTTGAACATGTATATGAATATTGTTGTTCGAATCGATACTCATATTTTCCGGCATGATTGGAAAACATTTAACAATGATTTCATTTCCAGCATTGTCGTATACTAATTCGTGATGCCATAGCGGAACAATATAGGTTTGATTATTAACCACCAGTTTATACACGTTATTCTCATATAAATCACTCAATAGTGGGTTTAATATGATGCATTCGTCATGAGACGTCTTGTTTTTGAGAATAGTAGATATGCTCGTTAGAAATGCATCGGAGATATGAAAAACGTCTTGGTATTTGGACAAGATGTCGTATGTTTTAATTAATGTGGATTTCTCTACATTTTCCAATAATTCTAATGATTTGTTCTCACACATGTTCGAGACGTTTTTCAATATCGTCTGAAAGATTGCGGTGTTGATGTCTCCAGTGAATAGTGTCTGTAAAAAGGTTTGCATCATTTCGCTATACGTGTGGTTATGTCTAAAGGGTTTGCGATTGTCAATGTTGTTAATATCGTATTTATCATTTACAAACGTTTCGTATTCCATTAAATATTCATATGCTTCGTTTACTTCTATAAACTTGGTATTTGACGACGCATCCTTATTCTTGTCTGGGTGATACATCAATGCCTTGATCCTATATTTGCGTTTTATTGCGTTTATATCTAGACATTCATCTGGATTAATGTCTAGAATTTCACATGCTTCTTCATATTTCATTTACCAATATCAAGCCGATTTATTATATAGAACATGATATTCTCTAAGTGGTATATAGGTCGATAATTATTATTATAGTATTTGAAAAATGAGTATGTCTCCTCGATAATGTCGCTCGCGTCATTGTATGTCAAATGATTGTTTTCAATAAAATGAGTTAATATATACCATATACATTCTGCCACGTCTAGATTATAGGTAAGCATATTATAAAGACTATCTCTATATTCGGTATAACCAATGGTATGAATGTTATAGGTGTCCTTTATAATTTTATCACAGACCGTGTTAAATAAATCGGATGGCAATTCAACTGAACGATTGTTCAATAAATCGAAAGATCGGATTTCCTTCATGTTTGTAATGTCGGCCACTTCTAAACTGTCGAGAATTGTGGAACTCTTTGTGGATGGGTCATTAAAATTGGGTCGGTTGGAATAATTGGTTATACTGTGAATGAATTGCTCGGTGGGAATTATATTGTCGTCGACGCGAATGCGTAAGTAATTATTAGCAACCATTTTGTATAGGGTCATAGATGGGCGTTGGACGTTGATCACGGAACACGTGTTGATTATGTTATTGGGTATAAAACTTATGTTTTCGGTTATAATAATGAACTTAATTTTAATGTTTGATAGACTGTGATTATACTGTTGCATGTAGCTATAGAATATTTCGAGTAGTTCGGAATGTATGGAATGGAAGTTTTTACATACAATGATACCGACTTTCTTCGAATACACCGAAATAATATCTACAATCTGAAAGAATATTTCATGCCATAATGTTTTTGAATTACAACCTAACATTGCCATGTCGATCTCGTAATGTATGTCGCTTATACGAAATGTATATTGTTGTTTATCGGTTATCGTCGTGATCCGTTTGTCGTATTTTAATCCACTAGGACTGTATTTTTTTAATATATGAAGGCATTGTGAGTATTTTCCAATCCCAGCCGCACCATATAATATCAAGTTCTCAATATCATCTATGTAGGTTGGCATATTATTGTAGAGTGCATCTAGTTCAGGATGAAGGTTTCCTTGTTTAACCGAATGAATATATTCATCGAAGGTGGATTCATAATATTTCATTTTATTACTATTGAGAACATATGATTTATTTTTATACGCATTCTAGCATAATTACTAGTATTCGATAACAGGTTCTCAATCTCCTATCTTGCGATATGTAATAATCATCGCAAGATACGAATATGTATTTATTTGTGGACGAGTAGGGAGGGTATTCGTAGCAGTTCAAACCCATTATAGAATTGTGAAATGGCAATTTTTAAGTTGATAGAAGACAGACCCGCGACAGCGGCGAGAGTTAACAATTGTGATAATGTTTTCGGTTGCTGCGTATCTGGTGTATCGGGTTTATCTGATGAACTACGCGTGATCAGTTGGAAGACAGTCGAAATTGTTCCCAATACTATCGATAACAATGATAATACGAAACGAACGATTGTATCGAAAAAACTTATTATATATTGTAAAATAGTTGAACCAATGCTTGATGTATCTGGCATACTCACAAATCGGCCGACAGTTAATGATAGGATATAATTCAAGCCATATGCAATCCATTTCGCACCGGTTCCGATGATATTAAATACGAACATAAAAATCGACTTGACCATGGTTAGTAGAGTGAGTGCTAGGCTAATTGGAAGCTTGAATATAGAATAGGCATTATCTAGAATGGAAGATGTTGCAGTGTCAGGGGTGGGTTTCATTTCGATTGCACTAACGAAAGAATTATTTAACCCAACGACCGCTAATGTTATTATTAAACAGGATAACATCGCACCTTTAATTTCATTGAATTTGGTTTGATATGATCTCGGCATGGGAAGAGGTTTGCTCTCCGTTTTACTTGACTGAACTTGAACATTACTAGTGGATATCGCACCCATTATGATCGCGATTGATAAAATAAGCATACTAATTATAGAAATGTTTTTGTTAAATACCATATTGGGAGCGTTTGTGCCTATGGCAGTCGCACCGATAATCGCCGCCGTTATTAGCCATGTAATTGTGGAATTCGCAAATATATAGAATGCAAGACCAAACAAGGCTATATTCATTAATAATATAACAGCGTTAGACGGTTCGGTGGTTCCAAATAGAACCGATAGAATAATTAATATGTTCATAAATGCGATCAACGGCATCGTTATGTATTGATACTGGTTATACGAGGTTAAATATAACATTGCGAAATATAACGGAAATACCATGTATTTGAGATTGCCCAAATCCATTTGGTCTTTTTATATTATATGATATTTTATTCATATGATATAACTGGTTTTGTTTCGATGCGGTATCTATAGCTTGATATTATTTGTTTCACATAGCCATTTAACTAATTCGGCGATTTCGCAAGTTAAATAATTGTGCGGACATTTCTTAATATTTAAAAATTGGGGTTTTTTCATATCAGGGCGTTTGTAATACACATATACTCCATATTTGCCGCGTCTTACTGCCATGTGATCGTTTAATGTGCGAAGATCCGATGATGGTTCAGTTGTCGTCGTCGTAGTCGATTTCTGTAAAAAGGGTTGGACGTCTTCCATCGTGATCATTTCGATCGTTTTGTTTAACGCCTTTATACTTTCACGTGCATCTCCCCATTCGACGTATAGTCCATATCGTCCATTTTTTATTACAACCTCTTTTGTATCGTAAACTCCGATTGAAATACTCGATACTTCGATCAACTCGTCTAAACTATATCCCTGGTTTTTTAGTTTTTCCAAATCAATGTTCATATTCTTTTTGGCAGGTATGTATTCTATACTGCCATCTTCTAATGTATGTTTTATCGATGGACCGTATTTCTCAAATATGAATGTATATCCGTCTTCTATGAGAAATGTCTGTTTACTGAGTCCATTTAATTGTTTTGAATACGTTTTAATTTCAGATACGCATGTTTTGCATATTTGCGTCCAATCTGGATTCATACCATTTGAAACATGGTCTAATTCTAATTCCATGTTTTTTGTATATTCATAGTCAAATAATCCGTTGAAATGCGTTAACAGAAACTCAATCGTTAGCTCTCCCACCGGCTGAAGAATTAATTTCTGTTTTTCTGCACCAAATACACGCTCAGTTTCTATAATGTCGATCTCATTGTTTGTTATCCTATAATTGCTATGCTTGATTAATTGTCCAGGCGTATCCATGCATTTAACGTATCCGCGTGTTTGGATCGTATCTACAATCGTGGCAAATGTGGATGGACGACCAATACCTAATTCTTCTAGTTTTTTAATTAAACTCGCCTCGGTATAATGGCTGTGTTTGGTCTGAACATGTAGTTCGGCACTGATTGAGTTATACGGAATATTCGTTTTGGCAGCTTCAATCATTCGTATATGCATTAAAGTGGCAGAGGGTGTGTTCTGGTTCTCAGTTATGGCATTTATCTTCTCCTGAATAACCTTCCAACCTAAAAATACAGGAACCTCTATTGTATGCTGGAACTGGGATTCACATGCGGCGCTAATGTTAATTTCGGTTGCATTATATTTTGCGTCTGCCATGCAACTTTCAATCGTGTTTCTCCATATAAATTTATACATGGTTTCCATGCGACTATCTTCTGATTTTGGTATCGCACGAACGCTGATCTGCGTAACTCGAATCGCTTCGTGTGGATTTGATTCATTATTGCTTTGCACTTTCGATACGTTTCCAATATAGGTTTCTGACCATTCTTGTTTAATGTATTTGGAAACCTGTTCAACAAAGGTTTTTGAATATTGAGAACTATCTGTTCGCATGTAAGTTATATAACCGTTTTGATATAGTTTCTGACACAGGTCCATAGTGTCTTTCGGCGAATAATGCAGCGTATTGCTGGCTGCCTGCAATAACCGAGATGTGCTGAATGGGGTAGGTGGTGATCTGATAACGGGTTTTGTAGTTCCAATTTCCAATTCATGGTTATGTGTCTTTGTTTTTTCTAAGAAATCGAGAACCTGTATATCATTGTCGAATTTTTTTGATAATTTGAAGGGTAAATTCGAAGAAAAAAACATGCCTTGCACATTATACGTTTTTGTCATATCGGGACCGTGTTCTTTTTGATTTTCATATACTAGTCTGAGTGCAGGGGTTTGACACCTACCCGCAGACAACGAATTCGATTTATCATTATACAAATATTTCCATAAGTAGGGTGAGATCTTGTATCCAACTATAACATCGAGAACCTGTCTTGCTTGTTGCGCCATAACTAGATTCATATTCACCGTTTTTATATTTTCGATGGATTGTTGGATGGCCGTTTTAGTTATTTCATGGAAAACAATCCGCTTCGTGGTTTTGACTGGTAATTCGAATATATCGCACACATGCCATGCAATCGCCTCGCCTTCACGATCATCATCGGTCGCTAAGATGATATTATCTTTTGGGTATTCAGAGATAACTTTACGCATATTTTTCAAATGCGTTTCTTTTTCATCGATAATTGAGAACCTGGGCTGAAACGAGCCTTTGGTATCAATCGATTTCAATCCATCTATTGTTCTGAGATGACCCTTTGTTGCTATACAACAATAGTCGGCGCCGAGATAATGTTCGATTTTTGCACATTTTGAAGGAGATTCCACAATAACCAAATAGGTCGCATGCGCATAGTTCTCTGAATGGGACGTTATGGACGTATCTTTTGGCTTTTTATTATAGACAACATATTTTTTCTTATACATTGAGAACCTTAGGTAGCTATGTATACAAAAGCACGTGTTTTTATTACATTTTGAATATTATGATACGTTATTGTATTTTGATAATGGGTATAACAATATATCCGTATATAGTATAGTGTATATGTATATCCCACTATATGTCTGTTTATTGCTGGCGCTGAGAACACTCGCACAAACTGAACCAACTATTTACGTCTATGCCTATTCATGGACCCCGGGTTTTTGCTATAAACAATCTTATCCAGGTTGTTTGGATCCTTTGCCTTATTGGAAGCAAAACCTAACTATACATGGTCTATGGCCTCAATATACAACGAGTGGATATCCGTCATTTTGTTCAACTGAACCTTTTGATACCAAAATACCCGCTCAAATCGGTGAAACGACCATGGTGCAATATTGGCCGGATGTGCAATATACTGTGGACAGTCCGTCATACGACAGTTTCTGGGAACATGAATGGACGAAGCACGGCACATGTTCTGGACTGTCCCAAACACAATATTTTAATAACGCGATTTGGTTAGCTCAGCGATTTCCGACACCATCGGTGTTATACGATTCGATCGGACATACTATGAGTGCAAATGAACTTAGGAAGAGTATGGGCGGCGCGAATTTTGTGGCTTTACAGTGTAATAACCAAGTATTAAACGGGATGTATACCTGTTGGGATCAATCTAATAATATTCCTAATAACCAAATACAATGTCCAGCTGAAGTGGTTAAAGAGGATACCTGCATGAGCTCCGATGATATAACAATTGTGCAATTGAGCGCATAGATGGAAAATTGAATAAATTTTAAATGATATGAATATAAGTATCATTTAAAAATAACATGTATGTCTCCGTAGACAGCCGTGATTATGATAGTTGGAGATTATACGATCACAACCGCGACCTGATAGTGGCATCGAACACCGAACCACTGTTAGACACAGTTCGCGTAAGTCCTCTAGATTCCCGGCTATTTCATGGAGACCGTATTGAAATCGACCCATCAAACCAAATACAACTCGTGTATTCGCCTATACGCAATGCGCCATATATAGCAGGAGTCTTAATACTCGAAAATAATAAAACGTTCGGACGGACGGAAAACAAGAAGAAATTGCTGTATCGATGCATTCCTGATAACAAAAATATTCCGATTTTCCTCATACCCTATGAAGTTAAACTTGGGTTCTCCAAAGTCCAAGTCAATAAATATATTATATTTAAATTTCAACATTGGGAAGACAAACATCCGCGAGGTTTGATCACGGAAACTATCGGGGATGTCGACGGATTGGCTGCGTATTACGAATATAGATTGTATTGTAAACAATTGCATATTCAAATGAACCAGCTTTCGAAATCAACTCACACCAAGTTTGCAAATACGACTGAAGACAGTATGCTAGAAAATATCATTCAAAATGGGAACTATCGTATAGAGAAACGAGACAATTGCCGTATTATATCGATTGATCCGGCAGGTAGTTTGGATATTGACGACGCATTCGGTATTGAACCGATCATAATCGCAGGGGAACAGACGGGTTGGATCGTATCTATCTACATTGCAAACGTGTTTGTTTGGCTGGAAGAATTAAAACTATGGGAAGATCTGAGCGATCGAGTGGCGACCATTTATTTGCCAGACGGTAAACGGTCGATGCTACCTAAGATGCTATCTGAAAACATTTGTAGTTTGCTACAAAATAAAACCCGACTTGCGTTTACGATTGATATTCCGATGGATATGAATGGGGTGATCGACCAAGATAAAGTTCGATTTCTAAATACACAAATCAAAGTGTTTCGTAATTATGCATATGACGATCCTGCACTAAACGCGACTGAACCGGTGTATAACCATTTATTACACGTTGCGAGACAAATGAATGAACGGGTGCATAATAGTCATGATTTGGTGGAACATTGGATGATGTGTATGAATGTATTAACCGGTAAGGTTATGGCAAGGAACCGTTGTGGCATATTTAGGAAAATGGCATTTAGCGATGTATCAAAAATGTCGGCAGGGTCGATGGATGGAATCCCGACAGAAACCGCGCGGGTTATGCGGTCATGGAATAACGTGGTTGGCGGATATGTTCTATACTCAGATACCACCGATATAACACACAACTTATTAAACATGAGTATCGAGAATGTGTATTCGAGCGGATTGAGCCCACATTATGTTCATATAACTAGCCCGATTCGTCGGCTAGTAGATGTATTAAATCAGATAATATTGTCAAGTAAATTAGGAATGTGTGATCACGTAAGCGAACAAGCTCGCTTGTTGTTGGATAAATGGCTATCTAACATAATCACTGTGAACGATCATATGAAGTCTATACGAAAGATTCAACAAGAATGTGATCTACTGTATAAGTGTTCAATGGACGAAACATTATATGAGCAACACCACAGCGGGTATGTTGTTGATAAAAAAATAACGTCGGATGGAATGTATAAATATACCGTGTATCTGCCGTCATTGAAAATGTTTGGACGGATTCAAACGACAATACAATGTTATTTGTATTCAGAATACAAAATCGCAATGTATATGTTTCAAGAGTCTGATACGATCATTCGAAAGATACGCTTACAATTGCTGTGATGGAAAC